AGGTACTATAAGAAGCTGAATCAGCAGTTGTTATATTAATTAATTTTATTTTATTATTAATTTCAGATAAAATAAAATTAGCTGCTCCTATAGTAGCACCTGTTGATTGTATTTTTTTTATTTGAGGGACATCAGATTCTCCTATAATTAATGATGTTGCATTTCCTTGATTAATAAATACGGGTTGACTTCCTTTTAAGCCATTAGAATAAATTAATGTTCCTACTCCCATTTTTAAACTACAGTCCTCGCAGTTGAAATTATAACTCCACCTGAATATGTAAGTACAGTTGTTATAGTTTTAGAATCTCTTGTTTCAATAATACTTCCTATATTATCTACATTAGTATACACAAATCTTGTAGTTATAGTTGACCCACTTACAGTTTCAACCATACTTCCTATTAAATTACCTGAGTAAGTATATGCTACAGAATTTTCTATACACCCATTAACCCAGTTAACAGAATTAGCATCATAACTATCTCCATTTGTGTAATATGTTTTTAGTGCCATTTTATTATAATAAAATCATTTTTATATTTAAAAACTTCATTTTTTTATCTATATAGTTAAGTAATTATATATGTTAATTGAACTTGAAGGTCATCGGTTCCATCAAAATCTACTCCTATAAATCCTTCTCTATTCCAAAGACTTCCTACATTATTACCACTTTCTGTAACTAATCCTAATTCTCTAATTGTAAGTCCAGAAACTTCTGTATTATTCCAATCTGTAGTATAGAGTATTTCGTTAGCTGTAGAAGTATCTACAGATGTAAATGTTCTTTTAGCTACTTCATGAACTAATTTATAATCAGTTGATAATACAGCACCACTTCCACTTCCTATTGCCATATATTGTGGTCTATTAGATGATATAGAAGCTATTGCTGATTGTAATCCACTTTGTCCTATCGTTGTAAATACCATTTACCATGTACCTCCACTTTGTTGTATAGTATAATTTGCATCTCCCCACCATCCTAAACTGTGACTATTATAACTACCTAATAATCCATTTATAGGTTTTCCTAATATAAAACTACTTCCTATATCTCTTGTTCCTACTGACCAATTTTTAACATTCATTGAAAAACTTCCTGTATTAGATTGAACAAATGAATAAGTTCCTTCTATAGTTCCTATTTCATTATCTTTTAATCTTAATATAGTATCTTTTAGAGTATCTACAAAATCATATATTTTTTTATTTAAAGTTAAAGTTAAAATATTACCATCCAAACAACTTTCAGGAGTAAAATTATATCGCGCTGATACTATTGTATATTCTTGGTCGTTTATTCCTTGATAAGGAACATTAACTAATATTGTATGTCCCGGTGTTACATTTAAAATTCCTCTTACTTCAATTGTTCCTTGTGATTTAGGATTAATACTATTTTCTAATTCTGTATTTGCTTTATCTACTGCTTGAGTATAATCTTTTATATTTGTATCTGAAATTATTTTTGTTTTAGGTCCATATTGTGCAATACTTGCATTATCTTGAACTAATTTTATAATAGGTGTACTTCTATCATATATAACTTGAACATTATCTGCTCCACTTGTAGGAATATTATCTCCTGCTGCAGTACCACTAACAAATATTATATTTTTTTTATTAAAGTCAACTAAATATTTTAAATTACTTTCTGTAGCTGGGTCACTCATATTTAAAATTCCTCCTACTTCTTGTAATGTTCCACCAACATATACTTTTGTATTATGAGGTTTATATGAAAGATTAAATACACTTCCTAATCCAATACCTCCAGTATTATTAATACCTGTAAGAATACTATCACCATAAACCCATATTTTATTAAATATTTCAGCATCATTAGTTCTAAATTTTGCTTTAGTAATATTTTCAGTACTACTTAATCTATAAGGTTCTCTTATAGAATTTTTTTGAATAAAATTTACATCTTTATTTTCATCTACATATACATAATAATTACATAATTTTGCTAATTCAGTTAAAGCATCATAAGTATTTTTTTGATTAAAAAATATTCTATCTAATATTACTCCTGTATTTGTTATCATATTGTCTGCTGTAACTAATCCTTCTGTTGTTTGTAATACAATAGCTTTTGCTATTTCTCCGCAATCTCTATTTATAAATACAATGGGTTGAACTGTAACATCTTGAAGTACTGCTCCGTAATCTCTTCCTGAAATTGTAATATATTCATTCATTTCTGAACCTGAAAATGTAATTTCTTCTATTATTCCTGTAAATAATTTTGTGATGGCAGAGGCATCCATATCAGCATATACTATTACTTCATCATTTAAATTAAATATGTCTCTATATTTTCCATTATAGTTTCTGAAAGTAGCAGTAAAATGTGAAGTTCCATTATTATCACTTGTTGTTTTTTCTATATTTAAAGTATAATAATCATTATATTCATTTCCTTCTACTGTTAATTTAGTAGAAATATAATTTACATCTGCCATATTAACTCCTTTTGTAATTGAAGATGTTAAGATATCGGATATAGTTGATGTTTCAGATGTTGATATATCACCTTTAACATTAAATTTTGAAAAAGTTTCAGAAGTTGTTATGGTATCAGATAATGTTGTATTATTAATATCATAAATATGTCCTAATGAATATATTGTTCCTCCATAACTTATACTACTTCCTATATAATTTAAATTATTATCAAATTTATATATTTTATATGGCGAACCTCCTCCTGTATATATATATGACCCTACAGAAATTATTGAATTTATAACATTCCCATAACTTATACTACTTCCTATATAATTTAAATTATTATCAAATTTATATATTTTATTTGTAGTAACACCACCTGCTATTATATCAGAACCTATTGAAGTTAATGAATATATGTTTCCACCATAATCTATACTACTTCCTATATAAGTTAAATCATCATTGAATTTAAATACTTTATTTATAGTTTGTCCCCCAATAAATATATTATTATTTATTGAAGTTAATGTTCTTATAATATCTCCGTAACTCTCACTACTCCCTATATAATTTAAATCATCGTCAAATTTAAATATTCTTTTAGAAGTACCTCCTGTATATATATTAGAACCTGCTGATATAATTGAAAAAATATTTTCACTATAAGTCATACTACTTCCTATATAAGTTAAATCATTATCAAATTTAAATACTTTATAAACACTTAATCCTCCTGCGTATATATAAGAACCTAATGAACATATTGCTTCTATTGTTCCTCCATAACTTATACTACTTCCTATATAATTTAAATTATTATCAAATTTATATATTTTATTTGTAGTAAGACCTGCTATATATATGTATGAACCTATTGAAGTTAATGAATATATAGTTCCTTCGTAACTTGTACTATTTCCTGTATAATTTAAATTATTATCAAATTTATATATTTTATTTGTAGTTGCTCCACCAGCATATGTTGCCATTTTAACTAAATTTTATATTCCAATTTAAATATAATGCATCTCCACTTATTGCTGCAGTAGAAGCAAAACAAGTTCTTGCTAACATACTTCCAATATTAACTCCTGAACCATTAAATATTCCTGCTTCATTTATTGTTTTTGTAGCATCAATTAAATATAATCCAGAAAAACTTAAAGTATCATTTGTATTTGTTGTTGTAACTTGATATACAGAACCTGCTATTTTATATGCCTCGCTTCCTAATTGAACTTGATTACCTGATAAAGTACTTGAACCTAATCCAATAGACATCCATTCAAACTTATTTGGAGTAGTTAATCCACTTCCTACTAATCCTACAATTGTTGATAATCCAACTGTCATTATATTATTAGGAATATATTGATTATATATTTCTTCATTATTTCTAATTACTTGAATACTTACATCTCCTTTTAATTTTATTTCATTATTCATAATTTATACCTCCTTTCATATTTAATTACCTAAACTCAATCTCCTTAATAATTTAGTTTGTAGTGCCTCTGCAATATCATCTGGGTCTGTTCCGTAGATATTATTTCCATTTATATTTATTACCACGCTATTTCCATATTCTTGGTTAAATAATGTTTCAGGTGTTTTAGTAGCTATTAAATAATCTTTAGGGTCAGTTTGTATTATACTTCCATCTGGTTTAACAATTGCATCACCTACTTTAGTAGTAGTTCCTTTTGACCCTCCACTAAATACTCCTCCTACAAAATTACCAATCTTTTCAAATCCAGAAGCAAAGAAGTCTCTAACCTTTTCGACTAAATTTGCAATCCATTCTACTACTACTTTAACTACTTCTACTATTTTAGTAAATATTCCTATTAAGAATTCTAAATACGGAGTAAGCATTTGCAATGCAGGAATTAATATAGCAGTTATATTACCTACACCCAATTCTATAAATACTGCTATTATTTCCATAACTAATTTTATTAGCGGATTTAATGCAGTTATAATTGTAGATAAAGCTTCAAATAAAGGAGCAAGTGCAGTTGCTAATACTTCTATTGTAGGAATCAATGGTTCAATAGCACTAAGTAATGTATTAAATATAACGAATGCTAAATCCATTAAAGGAGGTATTAAAGGTTGTAAGGCTGTGAATATTCTAATAAATATATCAAATAATCTTTTTCCACCTTCAACTAATTGAGGAAGATAAGGAATTAATCCTTGAATAATAGTAGTAGCAAATTGTACAAATACAGGAATTAATGGAGTTATAGCTGGAAGTATTTGATTAGCAAATATATCAATCATATCTTTTAATGGAGGTAATAGCGCTGCTCCTATATCTCTTCCCATTAATGTAATTGTATCTTTTAGATTAGAAACCATACCTTCAAAAGTAAGAGCTTGTTTTTCCATGAGGTTACCAAATCTTCCTCCTTCAGAAGTCATATTTTTGAAAGCAGTAAGTACCATTTCTGTAGATACTTCTCCTTTAGAAATCATATCAGTAACTTGTGCTTCAGTTACTCCCAATTGATTTGCTAATTCTGCTAATATTGGAACACCTGCTACTGCAAAGTCTCTAAGTTCTCTTCCTGTTAATTTACCTTGTGTTTGAACCTGACCTAAATTTAGAATAAGTCTTTGTAATCCTTCTTCACCTAATCCTAATCCTGCTGCTACATCTCCTACAGATTTTAAAGTTGGAATAACATCTTCTGCTTCAAATCCTACTGCCATTAATTGTCTTGCTGATTTTTCTACTCCTTGAATTGTAAATGGTGTTTTTTTAGCGAAGTTAGATAATTCAGTTAACATTTTATTAGCTTCTTCTGCACTTCCTAACATTGTAGTAAAAGCAACTTGTGTTTGTTCAAATTCTCCTGCTAACTTAACAGATGCAACTCCTACACCTACCATAGCAGTTCCTACTGCTGCAATTGTTCCTATAGCCAATTTTCCCATCATAGAGCCAAAAGCACTAAAACTCGAATTAGCTTTATTAAGAGTATTACTAAAGTCGTCTATTGCCCGTATTGTTACGGCTATTACAGTACCTGTTCCTATTGCTCCCAATGTCATTTTATTTCTTTATAGATTTATGTTTACTTTCCATAGATTTATTATATTCTACGATAAGTTCAACTGCATTATTATATTCAAAAATAGATAGATTTTTTACATCTTCTAAAGTCCAGCCGAAAAATTTACAAATATTTAATTCGTTTTTTATTCTTTTTTTTCGACCGGATTTATAAAATCTTCTACCTTAACTTTTAGTCCATTAACTTCTGTTATAGTAGATTCTAATATTTGTCCATCTTTAATACTAAGATTTAGTATTTGTTCATCAGTTAAATTAGTAGATGCTTTAAACATTTTAATAGCATTATCTTTTCTACTATTATTTATATCCATATCAACTGCATCTACATATTTCATTTCTTTTACAGTAACTACTAAACCATTACTTAAAGTTATTTCTTTTTCCATAATTCAACTCCTCCTTTCATTCTAATTTAATCACCATCCATTATACTTACTAATCCCATCATAAATGATGGCACTTGCTTTCAAAGGTGTAATTGTAATTTCTTCTTCATGTATTCCTTCAACTGGACTTGGTATTGCCATATCTGTTATCTTACATCCACTAAATGATATGTAACAACTTCCTGGTTCTCCAACTAAAGATAAGAATGAATTAAATGACCCACCTCCAATATAATAAGTATCATAAAGAGTTTTTGCATTTGCTGAATCTAATATTAATTTAGTTTTAATTTCATAATCTCTGTTCAAAGGTAAAGCAAAGTCTATTACTCTACTTCCGTTTAAAGGAAAATGTTCATCTAAATTATTTTTAACTGTAAATGTTACTTCTGTACTATTTGTATATGAAGTTCCAGAAGGTATCGAGAATAATGCATTACTCCACATATATGGTTGAGTATTTGATGATAAACCTGATACAATTGCTCCTGAACTAAATGTTACATCTTGAGCGATATAGTCAACATTACATTTAACTACTTCTCCTTCTGATATACTTAATTCAAAAGTATCTATTAGACATCCTTTATAAGTTCTATTAAAATTACTTCCTATTGTAGGTGTTTTCTTAGTATCTTCTAATGAAAAGCTACTTAAACTTTGTGCTGGAATTGCATAGTTTGAATTATCACTATTTGTTTCTGTAATGAAATGTCCACTTCCTGTTCCGTCACAATTACTTCCTAAAGCAAATGCCAACATTCTAAAGTCTTGAGGATAGTATTCAATCTTACCTTTATAACTTTTCTTACCAAATGCAAATAAATCTACATTTCTTGTATTACTACCTTGGTATCTTATAGGTACTGATTCTATACTTTCTGTTGTATCATGTGTTTGAACTAATCCTATCCAAGTTCTATTTCCACTTGTATTTCCATAAGTTCCTGATTCATAAAAAAATACTACTTGATTATTATCTGCTAAAATTTTATTTCC